ATGACTGTGATGAACGCCCTGATCCAAACCGCCCGCGCCTTTCAAGCAGAAGATTTGGAGTTGCCTCGCGTGGAGATTTCGGAGGAGATGGGTATGCGGCTCTTGAACGAGTTCAATCAGATGCAGCACGTTCCTTCCAAGAATCACGATACCAGATTTCCGCGATCTGCCCAAGTGAATGGGATGAACGTGTCATGGTGAGAATCATCCTGTTGGCGAGCCTCTTGCTCTTGCTCGATGGTTCAGCCTTCGCCCAGCAATGCCAGCAGACCCAGTGCTACTGGGTGCAGAACGTCCAGTATTGCAGTTGCGTGTACTCCGGCCCCGTGGAAGATCGCGTGCCATGGACCGCCGTGCTCGATGCGTGGAGCCCGTACAGGAATCCATACCTCACCCCGTACTACGTGCCCTACACGAACCCCTACCGATGACTCCAAGAGAAGCCCTCATCGAGATCCTCGAACTGGAATGCGAGCATGAGGGCGAGCACGACATCCTTCTTCCAGACAGGATCATCATAGCTTTGGAGAACCGGGGCTTCATGATCGTCGAGTATCACAGGCTGGTGCCCGAAGTCGGCCATGCGTAACGTCATCACGCCTGCCATGCACCGCGCGGCGCAGCCGGTCGTGCTGACCGAAGCGCAGAAGAAGCAGTGGGAAGACGCCCAGCAGAAACTGCAGGCCGAGGTGTTGGGACGCCGCCAGAAGATCGAGGAGAACCTTGCTGCTGCTTTCGACGGATTGAGCGAGAACCGTCGCAGGTTCATCCGCATGATGGTTGCTCTCAGGCTTCCGCAGAAGGCGATGACTGTCAGTGAGATGCAGGACTGGCTCGACGAGCAGTGCATTGGGGTGGCCCGCTACATGCAGACCGGCCGCATCCAGTGAGCCTGGTAAAATACGATTACAGCCTGCTGGGCAAGAGCGAGGAGAGCCTTCCTCTCGTAAAAGTCTTTCGCCAGTTCATCCGCAACTTCACGATTGATTCAAAGGAAACCGGCGTCGGGCCGCTCAAGCTCTACAACTCCCAGAAGCTGATGCTGGAGCAGATCGCCAACGGCATCAGGGACAACAAGAGACACTTCACGATCCTGAAGGGACGGCAGTTGGGCATCTCCACCTTCTGCCTCGCCCTCGATATTTTCTGGATCATCATGTACCCCGGAACCCAGGGGGCGGTGGTATTGGACGACGAGGGCAACCGTGACCAGTTCAAGAACATCATCACGCGCTACATGGATAACCTTCCGCGCGAGCTTAAGGTCAGGGTCCGTTCCCACAACCGTAATATGCTCTCGCTCGCCAACGGTTCAGTCCTTCATTACCTCATTGCCGGAACCAAGAAGAAAGGCTCTTTTGGCCAGGGTCGAGGACTTAATTTCGTCCACGCCACGGAACTCTCGCGCTATGGCGATGCCGAAGCATGGGCGTCGTTCGTCAGCGCGCTGGCCGAGGAAAACGAAAACCGCCTCTACCTCTACGAATCGACGGCCCGTGGCTACAACCTGTTCTACGAGATCTGGGAAGAAGCGGTAGACTCGTCCGAGAAGGTCGCCCTGTTCCTCGGCTGGTGGACCAAGGAAACGTACCGGGTAAAGCGCGACAGCCGACTCTACAAATCCCTGATGCAGGCCGACTACTCGGTCGAGGAAAACGAGAAGATCGCCAAAGTCAAAGACATCTACGGAGTCGAGATCGACGACGAACAGGTCGCGTGGTATCGCGCCAAGTCGCGCGAGTTGATGTCGGGAGACATGGGCTACGTCGAGCAGGAGTTCCCGTGGACCGCCGACGACGCCTTCAGACTCACAGGAAAGCTGTTCTTCCCGTTCAAGAACGTGAACCTGCTTCTTCGCAGGGCGCAGGACATCCCGTTTCGGGGTTATAAATATCATACCGCCGATACGTTCGATACTTTGCAGACCGAGCAGGTCAGGACCATCAAGGAGGTAGAACTTCGTGTCTGGGAAGAACCATCACAGTTCGGGACTTATTCCGTCGGAGCCGATCCCGCCTATGGAACGAGCATCGATGATAACACTTGGAAGGACCGATTTGCGATTACAGTCCTTCGCGGCTACGCCGACAAGGTCGTACAGGTTGCAGAGTACGCAGCCGACAATATCAGCCCCAACAAGTTCGCCTGGGTCATCGCCCACATCTGCGGCTGGTATCGGAACACCCGCCTCGTCCTTGAACTCAATGGCCCCGGCGCGGCTACTCTTACGGAACTGAAGCACATCCAGCGTGAATTGCAGATGGGCCACATGGCCGCGAGAGCACGCGAGTTGGGCATCGACAAGACCCTGCAGCACATGAACCACTATCTCTATCACCGCCAGGATTCGCTCGGGACAGGTTACGCCCTGCAGTTCAAGTCGAGCCCCGAGCACAAGGGTACCCTGATGCGTCGCGCCAAGGATGCGCTCTTGTTGAACTCGGCCGACCTCCGCTCCGTTCCCATGCTGCAGGAGATGAGCAAGATCGTCGAGCAGGATGGTTTTATCGGAGCAGAGGGACGGGCCAAGGACGACCGCACCATTGCCTACGCCCTTGCCTACAGGGGCTACGACGACTGGCTGCGCGCAAGTCTTTCTGCGGAGAAGGCAACCTTCGCAGCGGTGAGACAGCGGGAAAAACTCGCGGCCGAGAAGGGCAAGACGGCAACCTTTGCCTCGCATATCCTCGCCGATCATTTCCGCCGCGCAGAGCTGGACAAGGTGTCTGGTCCTCCGCCCGGTCAATGGGGTTTCGAGATCAAGGAAAAGACGAGGGCGATGTAATGCCGTGGTCCCGCAAACTGGAATGCCCCGATTGCACCAACGTGTGGACCGTGCTGCTGATGCGTCGGACCGACCGTAACCCTCCGTGTCCCGTCTGTTCGGGCAAGCCCGTCGCGCAACTCGCGGCTCCCAACGTCGGACGCAACGCGCAGCCTTCCACGGCAATGGAGATACCCAGCAACAAGACCAAGGCCATCGACATGGCGATGCGGGTGATTTCCGAGGACAACCACGGCGCCAACATGCGCTCCTCGATCAAGGAGGGGGAAACCGCAGCGATTCCCATCCCGGTCAATCCACGGGAATCTGCCCAATGGGGTTCGGGACCGGCCGCAAGTTACAGTGCGGCCATGCAGATGGCCTCGCAGGACCCCAACCGGGGACAGGGCGGACTTTTAGACAAGCTCGCCGACAAACGGGTCGGCCACATGAGGCCAGTGGATAGACCGGCCAAACCCGCGTAGAGTGGGTTTCGTGAAGCTACCGTCAGCCGAGAAAGAACTTCTCTCCTTCGCGCAGGACACCGCGAAGCAATGCCTTGGCTCCCAGGTGGAACGGGTCAACCAGTACGCGACATGGCGTTCCTACATGTTTGCCGGCACCGAGGACCCCAGCAGGCCCAGTATCTACAACCGCTGCGGCCCCCATATCGACCGCCTCGCATCGTTCCTGTTCTCTCCCTCCGATGTCCGTATGCTGGTCGAGTTCGGACGGCGCGTGGAACAAGCCTGGAAAGACCGCGCCAACTACATCTCCGAAGTCCTGACCGAGGAGTTCCACGGAACGGGATCGGACCTGGTATTCGGCGAAGGTGTGCCGTGGGCGCTCGCCTACGGTTCGGCGTTCGTGAAGCTGCTGTGGAACACCGAGAAGGGCATCGACACCCATCTCGTCATGCCGAGCCAGATGGGCGTGTGGGAAGAAAACATCCTCGGATTGGACAGACAGGAAGCCATCACTCACGTCAGCTACATCTCCCGAAAAGCATTGGCTCGACGGGTCAGGGGCCACAAGAACGAACAAACCATCATGGACATGGCGCATCAGTCGGTGAAGGACCGCACCGATGACGACGTGGACTCCATGCTCCATCAGGTGGTGATCGGCGGAACACAGCCTATTACCCAGGGGGGAGTGACCAACACGGTCGGCGTGGTCGATGTCTTCAACGTCGCGCCTGCGCCGTATCTTCCCCCGGAAGTCGTTTCCGAACTGGTGAAGTTCACGGAAGTCTGGGTTTTGGACGATGACCGCCAGGACTGGACGACCCTGCAGTTCGTCGAACCCGGCATCCTGATCGAGCCCAGTGGACAGAAACGCAACCTGTTCCTGCCGCAAAGACAGCCCTTTCAGATGATCCAGCCCAATCCGCAACACGGATACTTCTGGGGCCGCTCGGAACTCTCGGACCTTTGGCGACTTCAGGACGTAATCACCCAGAGACTGGACGACATCACCCACATCACGCGGCTGCGGGCGCATCCGCCGAGGGCGTTGATCGGCTTCCAGGGGATTTCCGATGAAAGCAAGACCGCGATGGGTGCCCTCGACGGGCTGCTCATTGAGTCCTCGCCCAATGCCAAGATCGAGAACCTGGCTCCTGAAATGCCGCAGGACGCCTACGAACAGCTACAGAAGACGGTGGAGTTCTTCGACGACGTGGCCGGTTTCTCAGCCCTGATGCAGGGCCAGGGAGAACCCGGTGTTCGTGCAGGTATGCACGCCCAGACCCTGCAGCGCAGTGCTTCTGCAAGAATGCGGGACAAGGCGCTGCTGCTTGAACGGCAGGCTGGCGATTTCGGAGATGCCTTCCTTGAATTGCTGATGGCCAAGGAGGAAGGGGCGATTGCCCAGGGAGAGGAGGGCAAGGAATGGATGCTTTCCCAGATGCCGGCCGAACGGCGAGTGACTATCGACAGCCATAGTGCGAGTCCTGCCTTTGCCAGCGACTCGACGCAGCTTGCCTTCGGGCTTGCCAAGGCGGGGGCTCTGACCCCTGAAGGTCTGCTGCTCTTGACGCACCCCCCTCAGATGCAGACACTATTGAAGATGCTGAAGGACAAGGAAGCCGCGCAGCAGAAGCTGTTCCAGGAACATCCCGAGTTGCTCCAGAAGGCCATGGGAAAGAAGCGATGACACCGATCCAGATGTTGAAAGCAGGGATCTTCACCAAGGGCTCCAGCAAGCCCTACGGCCCCGCTGCGAAGTTCGACAGAAAACCGGCGCAGACCAAGGACTCGATCCCCAACGGGTACACTTGCCGCCGATTGAATCAGAAGGGCTGACTGTCTCCGCAAGGAGGAGGGAACCTCGGGGGCTTCGGCCCCCTCTTTTTTGCGGCAAGTCTTTTTTAGAAACTCTCTTGCGCACTAGCCCTAGTCGGCTATAGGGTTGTTTCACGCAACCTGAAAGGGTTGCTGCTCGACAGATTTCCTGTCGTGACCCAACCCCGTAACTGGGCAGCAAGGGAGAGTGTCATGCGCAAGCGTCGTGGCAAGCGCGGTCGTCGGAAGTAATTCCTAGTGCCGCTACAGGTTCCTCTTTCGCCAGGTGCGTCCCCTCCGGTCGGGGGAGCACCTGTGTCTTCCCCAAGTCAGTCTCCTGGTTCGGAGGCGGCAGCCTTGGCGAAAGTTGGAACTGCCGTGAAGGTTCTGCAGGACGCCTTTCAAGGGGTAGACCCCGGCTCCGATGCCGGTCAGGCCATTCTTACCGCCATCAAGTCTCTTTCCAAGGTCGCACCCGTCGCCAAGGCCGCGCCCGGCATCGGCAACGAAGCGTTGCGCAACATTTCTACTCAAGCCCGTCAGCAGGCTCCCTTGGAGATGCTGCTTCGCCAACAGGCCGCCGGTGGCGGTCAACCCGGAGGCGCGGGTCCGCCCGCGTAATCACCATGGCAACCAGCACTTTCCCCGGCCCGAAGTACAACAAGGTCATCGAGAACGACAAGCAGATCGTCCAGGTCGATCTCAACAACGCCGATTGGGGGGGCCGCAAGGTCTCGACCAACCAGTCGGTCAAGAACGACGTGACCACGATCAAGCACACCAAGAGCGAGGGCTAAGATGGCGACCGAAGCCGAAATGGCGCTGGCCCTCCACAACCAGCTTCTGAACGACCCCAAGACCCGCAAGAGCTATCTCAAGCAGATCAAGGAGAAGTTCCCGACCACGGCGATCCCCGAGATCGACGCCGCCGCTCCGGTCGAGAACGACATGGCCGAACTCAAGGCCGAACTCCAGAAACTCCGCCAGGAACTCAAGGAAGAAAAGCAGGACAACAAGGTCCTCGGTCGTTTCAACGAACTCAAGAGCCAGCGCGGCTACACCGACGAAGGGCTTGAGAACATCAAGAAACTGATGGTCGAGAAGTCGATTGCCGACCCCGAGGCGGCGGCCGATCACTTCGACAGGATCAATCACAAGCCCCAGCCGGTCGAGCCCTCGGCTTTCATGGGCTCCTCGGCTTTCAACCAGAATCCCAAGGAGAACGCCCTGGAGGACTGGCTTTCCAACCCCGATGGCATGGTGGATCGCATCATAGGCGAAGTCATGACCGAGAAGGCCCAAGGGCGGCTCTAGGAGATAGCAGATGGCAACAGCACCCGGCGGCCTCATCAACACTGGCATCGTTCCCGCCAGTCCCATCGGAACCGAACTCGCGGCGATCACCCGCCGGGCCTTCATTCCCAACCTGATCGTGCAGATCTACCAGGCCACCCCCGTCCTCAACATGCTGATGCGAGGAGCGCAGAACGCCAAGGGTGGCGTCGGTCAGGTCGTGGTCCCGGTACAGGGCAATTCCTTCGTATCGGCCGAGTGGATCGACTTCGGCGGGTCCTTCACCCAGCCGGCCGACACCACGGCGATCCAGGACGCCCAGCAGAATCTCACGGTTCTCGCGGTTCCGATCTCCTTCTTCGGCATGGAAGCCCTCATCCAGTCCTCGGATGTGGTGATTCCCCGCCTGAAGGCGAAGATGGCCGACATCCGAAACGTCGCGGTGCAGTCCCTTTCAAACGCGCTCTACACCTTCAACACCGCAGCGACCGTGATGTCCGGGTTGCCCCAGGCTTACGACGACGGCACCGGCGCCTCGACTTCCTACGCGAACATCGACCGCGCTGTTGCTGCAAACGCCTTCTGGAAGGCCCAGCAGACCGCCACGGCCGGTGGCATCCTGACCCGCTCGGCGATGCTGACCAAGCTGGTGCAGACCATGAACGGTGCCGGCGGTGAGGCGGTGGACCTCGTCATCATGAGCCCGTCCGACTGGACGACCCTGATGCAGGACTTCCTGACCCTTGAGCAGTTCAACACCATGCCGGGCGTGCAGTACGGCAAGGACTCGACGGTCAATGCAGGCTTCAGGGCTCTGAAGCTCGGCGACACCAACATCGTCGCCGACCTCTACTGCCCCAAGGGCACGGCGTACATGATCAACACCAAGTATTTCGCGCTCTACATCTCGGAGGACGCCAAGTTCGCCTTCTCCGGGTTCTACAGTGCGATCCCCAACCTGCAGGTTGCCAATGTCGGCCTGATGATCTGCGGGTTGCAGACGATCAGCGTGAAGCCTGTCAGCGGTCGCAAGATCACCGGCATCACTGGAGGAGCATTCTAATGGCCATCTCTCTTGCCGGCGTCGTCCAGAGCCCGAGCGCCGTCCCCTCCATTCCCTTCTCGGAAGCGCCCTATCCGATCACCCTTGGAGGCACGCAGACCTTCACCATCCCGCCGGGTCCGCACCTGATCACGCCAGGAAACGGCCCGCAATCCACCGAACTGCAGTGGTACGACGGCGTCATGGCGATCTGGCGCAAGGCCGCCTATCCCGTCACCGACCCGCAACTGATCGACAGCAACGGCTGCAACTACCGCCTTGCCAATACAACGGGCTGCGCGGTCGCGGCTCTCATCACCAACGGCGGCACCTCGTACATCTCGGCGCCTGCCGTCACTGCTTCGTTCGGCGGTTCGGTGTGGACAGCCATCGTCGGCGGCTCGATCAACACCACGGTCACGGTGACGACGGCTGGTCTTTACAACTACATCCCGACCCTGCGTTTCTCCGACCCGCCTCCGGGTGGTGTCCGCGCTTCGGCCACCGTCTCCCTGTCGGGGGGTGGTTTGGGCACGGTCACTGTCGTGAATGCGGGCGCAGGTTACACCTCGGTTCCGACCTGCACGGTCATTCAGGACCCGCGCGATGCGGCGGCCGGTGGTGGCGTGCTGACGGCAACGCTGACCAATTCGGGTGTCGTGACTGCAGTGCTTTGCGTCGATCCCGGCACTTCGACGGCGACGACGGTTCCCACCCTCACCTTCACCGGCGGCAAGGCGACCTCGGGTGCGACCGATGCCTCTGCCATCGCGCTGATGAACTTCACCGTCACCGGCTGGACCGTAACCAGCGTGGGTTCGTCCCTCGGTACATCCCTCCCCATCCTCGTGGAGAGCCTGGGCTACCAGAACGCCACGGCGGCGGCGGCTACCGATGTCAATCCGGCCTACGAGAAGAACATCGCCTTTTCTCGGGCTGCACGACTGCAGGGCGCCACCAACTCGACGGGCGGCGTGATCGCTTCCAACACCTCGCTCACCACGCTGGATGTGGGCTGGGGCTTCCAGGTAGCGCCCTCGCTGATCGTGACGGCCAACTTCGCCGGTACGGGCGCCATCGCGGCAGTCATCGCCTCGACGGTTGGCCCGACGACCGACACCGTGTTCGTCCAGAAGCTCAAGACCTAGCAGAAACGAGGCAATGGGGAGGGGGCCTCGCTAAACCAATCCCCTTCCCACAATGCCCAACCTCAACGACTACACCACCCAGGTCCAGCAACTACTGCACGATCCGACAGGCTCGCTGTACGGGTCGCTGACCAGCTACATCAACGAGGCCCGCTATCGGCTTGCCTTGCAGTCTGAATGCGTGCGCTTCCTGTGGAAGTACGATGTCAGCACGGCTTTCGGGGCGCAGGCCGGCAGCGGTTATACGGCAGGCGTCGGCGATATTTCTCTGGTGAGCGCCGCCGGCCTCACGGTCGGGATGCAGGCGACCTCTCCCCAAAGCGGGGCATTTGCGCCCGAGTCGGTGATCTCGGCGATCAACGGCAACACCGTTACCATCATCCCGGCTCCGCTCAAAGGTACAGGGTCCAGCGTTGCGCTCACTTTCTACGCCCCCCTGAGCACGGTGGTGGGTCAGGAGAACTATCCCTACGGCACCGGCGTGGGGGGGTATCTGGGCGTGCAGAACGTCATCCAGGTGAAGTCGGTTGCCGTGAACTGGGGCGGCATCAACGGCTCCAGTCTCGTCACCCTCGAACAATGGTCGTGGACAAAATACCAGGCGTTCCTCGCCTACTACGGTCCCAACCTGCAGGGCAATCCGGCGGTGTGGTCGTCCTACTACAACATGGTGAAGATGCGTCCGGTTCCGTCGTCGGTATGGCCGATGCAGTGGGACACCGTATGCCAGCCGATTGCCCTGGTGGACAACACCAGTGTCGAGGCCATTCCGTGGCCCTACACCGACTCGGTTAAATACTACGCCGCCTACCTTGCCTACATGAACGGTCAGAGGCCGCAGGACGCCGACCGCATGGAGACGCTGTATAACAAGACCATGGCCGAGGCGCGCTCCTTCACCCAGCGCACCTTCGTGCCCTACATCTACAGGTGAGTCGTGGCTGACGAGGGTGCAGCCATCGGCTTTCCGCCCGGTTTCCAGTTGTTCCAGCTTGAGGGCATGGAGGGGCTGAACACCAAGGCGCAAAGACCGGCGATCAAGGACCAGCAGTTCGCCTGGATCGAGAACTTTTATCCCATCGGAGAAGCCAACGCCCGAACCCTGTGGGGCGTCGGAACCACCAAGTACACCGCAAGCGGAATGCTCACCATCGTGAGCTACGGCTTTTATAATATCGGGGCGGTTGCCTATGGCATCGCGTTTCTCTCGGATGGCTCGGCCGACCAGTTCCAGTTGAGCAACGGAACGGTCACCAATGTCGGTCCTGCCGGCACTTTCTGGACGACCAACAATCCGACGCCGACCTTCGCCCAGTTCTCCAATTCTGGCATCGTTATCGTCAGCACCTCGGGGGCCGTGGCCGCAGACTCCTACTGGGCGTGGGACGGTGCCCTGCACAAGCCGGGCGATGCGACCTCTCCGGTGTGGTTGAACGGCGGCACTCCCACGGCAATGCCGACCGGCGTGGCGGGAACAGCGATAGAAATCTTCCTCGGCCGCGTCTGGATCGTGAACGGCACCAACATCCTGACCTCTGCCCCGAGCAACGGTGCGGATTTCTCGACCGGATCGGGAGGACTAACCAAGCCCAACCAGGACTCGACGCTGCGTGTGAAATACACCGCCATTCGCGCGGCCAATGGCTATCTCTACGTCTTCGGGGATTCGGAATGCGCCTACATCACCAACGTGCAGACCTCGACGGTGCCGACCACGACCTACCAGTACACCGTGATAGACCCCCAAATTGGAACTCCATGGCGGGATTCTGTCCTCGCCTTCGGTCGCTCGATCCTGTTTGCCAACACCAACGGCATCTATGCCCTCTATGGTTCGACGGCGAACAAGATTTCCGACGAACTGGACGGCGTATGGAACGATACTGTCGCTGACTTTACGACACTCGTTCCTTCTGCGGGCGCCTCGACCATCTACGGCATCAAGACGTTCATCATCTCGGTACGCACGACTCCTCCGGGCGAGACCTCGATGCGGGACATAGTCTGCCTGTTCGACGGCAAGAAGTGGTTTGCCGGCTCTCAGGTGCCTCCCCCGGTTTTGCTGGCGCCGCAGGAAACCGACAGCCATCTCGCCTGCTATGGCTGCGATACCACGCACATCTACGAGACGTTCGCGGTAGCCTCCGACACGCTCGACAAGAAGATGGTTTCCAAGCTGTGGGGAGGACAATACGGCTTCGTGGCAAGGAAGCAGGCGCTGCGGTTCTATTCGGAAGTGCAGGCACTGGGAAACACCACGGCCAGCATCACCGGAACCTTGGATACCGAGGCGGGGTCGAGCGGTATCACGGCGACTTTTGCCCAGGACATCACCTTCGTGAATGCCTCGAATCTCCCCATCCAGTTCCAGAACTCAAGCAACCATTATTTGTTCTTCCAGACCAACGCCACGATTTCTGCGGATAACCTCAACGGCTCTGGGCTATTGCTGGGTTTCACCATCACCACGACCAGCCCCGATTTCGTCTTCCTGCGGGGTGGTATAGGCTACACCAACCTCACCGCTCTTTTCTAAGGAGACAGTCATGAACCCGAACAACAAGCAAGGCGCGTTCCTCGGTCCCTCGTCGGCCAAGTCCTGCACGGTCAAGTCCGTGAACGGTATCACCAAGACCTCCAATAGGGGCTGGGAGCACGGTAACAGTCCGACGACGGGAGCGACCGAGCAGACCCGCAACGACAAGAACGGCTACCCGACGAAATGAGCAACCCCGGCCTCCAGTACATCGGGCCGGAACCGGGCGCACTGGAACGCTGGGTGTTTTCCCATGCCCAGGACCACAATAACCTGATCGCGCAGGCCAACACGCTGCCTAACGTGACGCTGCAATACCGCATCATCGACCCTATCGGGGTGGACGTGGATCAGTGGCTGGAGGATCATCAGGTGCTGCACAATGAGCTTGGCAACCTCACCGGGTTCAACAATGCCGACCTGACAACGGTGGACTTCAAGGACCCCCGGCAGCGGCAGGCGTGGATCGACATCAACTTTGCCGAGCACCAGACCTTCTCGGTGGCCCTGGGGCTGGCATGAGTCCCGTCAGTCTTTTCAAAAGACTTGGCTGGCGGCGCAGGGTATTGTTCGTGTGGCTTATGCTGGGTTTTTGCGTGTGGGCCTTGGCTGTATGGCTCACCCTTGAAGTCCGTTACCTGAAGTGGAGATGGTCATGAGCGGTGGTCCCGGTGGTGGGCTCGATCTTGGTCCGTTGGGCCAATTCTCCAGCCTCAACGATCTCGGCAACCGCTGGGTCGATACCAGCGGCCCGTCATGGGTCAATACCGTGGGTGCCCGTGGTGAAGGTGGTGGTATTGCCAGCATCCTGGGAACCATCGCGGGCATTGGCCTTGCCCCCGAGACGGGCGGTCTCAGCCTGGCTATCCCGGCGGCCATTGGCGCGGGCGCGGGCATTGGCGGCAACCTGCTAGGCGACCTGTTCACGGGGTCCGGCGTTGATCCTCTTTCCCTGGCGGCCTCGGGCGTAGGTGGCGGGATCACAGGTGGTGTGGGCGCGGAGTTGGGCCTGGGTGGTGTGGCGGCTGGTGGTGGAGAGACGGCGGCAGGAGGTGCCGATCCCTTCGGCGCGCTGTCGGTCAATCCCGACCTTGAAGGCGTTGCTTCGCAGGCGGCACAGGCGGGAGCCCCTTCAAGCGCGCTCGTAGCGCCCGAAGGCGGTGCCTTTGCGCAGGGTTCCATGACTTCGCCGGGGCCAGTGAATTTTGGTGATCCCGTCACGGCGGCGAGTCCTGCAACACCGGCATCCACCGTCGGCACAGGTCCCAACCAGCAGCCTCTGGCGGATGCAGGAGCGGCAACCGCAGGCTTCCCCGATCCCGCCGCCAACGCCACGCCCGGTGTTTCTCCGGGTGGTGGGATGTTGAGCAACATTTCCGACTGGCTGGGCAAGAACAAGAACCTGCTGGGTCCGGCCTCCCTGATTGCATCTCTCGGAAAGTCGGCGCTGTTCCCCTCTAAGATACCGGGGCAGGACATGCTCAATTCCAACGCGGGCCTTGCGAGGAACATCGCCGAGACCAACGCCAACGGTCTCAATCCCGCGCAGGCGGCTCTGTCGCAGCAGCAGATCCAGGGCCAGATCGCGGCGATCAAGGCGAAGTACGCGCAACTTGGGCTCTCGGGCTCCACTGCCGAGCAGCAGGACATCGAGCACGCCCAGAACGCCAACCTTGCGGCATCGTCGCAGGCGATCACCAACAACGCCCAGACGGCCTTGAGTGCCATCGGGTCCGCCAACGCTTCGACCCTGCCGATTGCCCAGCAGCAGCTACAGGACGACAAGAGCCTAGGTGAGGCGATTGCCCTTCTGGCGGCGATGAGCATGTACGGCGGTGCCCAGGGACAGGGGGCCTAGGTGCCCGAGGACGACGACACCGGCCTTGCGGCGACACCGCAGACGCTGAAGGTCCCGCCGCGTCCGGGCGCCGACATCGGTGGAATGGTCGGCGGAGGAATGGGGGACAATCTCCCCGTCACCAACTTGCCTGGCTTCCAGATTCCCGGCGTCAACATGCCGACTGGCACGTCTGCGATCATGGAGGCATTGCGTCCTATCCTTGGACAGAGCCAACCCACCGCCCTGCCGCAGGCCCAAGGGCGTCCCGCCATGCCGGGAATGCCGCAGGCTCAGCCACAGAGTCCTATGGCGCAACTGACCAAGCACATCCTGCCGCAGCCGCCGACGCCCAAGTACCGCGACCCGCTGGAAACGCTGGCCAACCCTCTCACGTCGCTTGCGTTGATCGGCAGCCTGTTCACGCGCACGCCCGCGACCACGGCCATGAAGGCCCTTGGTGGAGCGATGAAGGCGCAGGCCGAGGGCGATCAGGTCCGCTACGCCAACGAATACCAGAAGTACCAGCAGGAATTGAACAAGGTCCACACCGAGACGCAGGAGGAACTGGCCGAGTACAAGATGATCTACGAGAACCGCCGCCTGTCCCTTGCCGAGCGCACGGCGCGGATGCGGGGCGTGGCGACACGTCGTGGCGACAGTGCCATGAATGCCGTTCTCGATGGCGGCGGTGATCCTGGCCCTCTGCTTGGAGGACGGCAGAGTGCGGTGTCTCCGATCACAGCAGCAAAAGCCAAGGCTCAGCGCATTGCCGAGATCAGAACCGACGCGAACAAGAATGGCACTCCGATCAGTTACGTGGATGCCGAGGCCCGGTACAAGCAGGAACAGCAGGAGGCCAAGGACAGAACTCTGACGGAAACCGGGAGCTCCGAAGACCCCAGCCTTCACGGCGAAGATTATCTCGCTACGCTCCCACCTTCCACGGCCGACTATCTCAGGGCCATGGGGAGGGGCGATCTTCCCATTCCTCCGGGGCGGAGCGACAGGGACAAGGCCGTACTCAAGATGCTGGCCAAGGCTTATCCCGACATCCGGGGGCAGACCTATGCCGGTCGCCTTGCGGCAGAGCGCAGTTATGCCTCGGGTGACGTGCGCAAAGCCATTCGTGCGGCCAACACCTTGATTGGTCACTTGGGCCAGTTGGACGAGAACATCGACTATCTCGACACCACCAGTTTCCGCACTGCCAATCGGGCTATCCTGGCATGGGCCAAGGAGACGGGTGATCCCACCATCGCGCCCGTGCTGGACGACCTACACGCCGTTGCCGAGGAACTGGGTCGCGTGCTGAAGGGAACAGTTACCGAAGGAGAAATCCATCGCACGATGGCACTTCTCGATGCGTCGCAATCCATCCCGGTGTTGAGGGCGCATGTGCGTGAGTTCATCCACCTGATGAACACACGAATGGATGTGATTGAAAGCGAGATCCAGCAGACAACGGGACGCTCGTCGGATAACGCCAAGGTTCTCAATCCCAAGGCACAGGAGACGGTGAAAAAGATTCAGGGTGGCGGCGGTGCGCCAGCGGTTGGTGCAGTTGAACAGGGCTATCGCTTCAAGGGCGGCGACCGGTACGACCAGAACAACTGGGAGAGGGTGGAATGACCGAGCCGCGTCCCTGGGAAAGAGTGTCGGGCGCCGAGGAAGTAAAGCCTTGGGAGAAGCCCAAGGCCACTGACCTGATGCGCCTTCCCGGCGTGCTGGCGCGCGGC